GTTAATTTACTTATGATATCATTTCGGCCCGCGTGTCCTACTAGGAAATCCATCTCTTCTTTATAAGGCATTTTTGATACTAGTTTTCTTTCCGCATCTGTGTATTCTATTAACATACAAATGATTTTTAAATCTGCAAGTTCTTTCTTGTCCATAAGTTTCTTGGTAGTGGTAACCTTATAGACCTTACCAAAGACTCCTTCTAGGACTAATCTATGTGTCTTTGTACCGTCTAGTGTACCAGTAGTACCTATTCTAAATCTGGCGTTGGTGCATTTATCCATGAGAGTCATTAAAGACTTTGCTTTAAATAGATGTGCCTCATCACCATACACTACATCAAATTCCTCAAACCATTTCTTAGGATACTTGTAGATAGATTGCCATGTTGATATAACTATGTCCGCTTTGTTTGTCTTCTCCTTACCACCATATATTCTATGACAGTATTTTGATACATCAAAACCATTGTGTGTGGAGTAATCAGCGAAGTCTCCGTACATTTGTTCTACTAAAGAGGTAGTAGGGACTACAATAAGTTGTTTTCGTCCTAAGGCGTGATGATATCGCGCCAGATTGTATATTATGAGGGACTTACCACTAGCGGTAGGGGAAAGTAAAAGAGTTCTACCACCGTTAATTGCGTCAAATACTGCGTCTTCTTGGTAGTCTCTTATCTGAATAGGTTTCCAGTTACTATGAAGTTTTAATCTACTGGCGAATTCTTTGACCTCATCGCGTGACATCTCTTCACCAATCTCACCCATCTCCAACTTGACTTCATACTCAAGTTGTTTTGCAAATTCTAATAGGTAAGGCAAAAGACCAACATATAGTTCTCTTCTGGACAAATTGTACAGTCGAATCTTACCGTCCCAATGACGGTTTCTATATGACGGCATAAAGGAAGCGCCAGGCACTTCAAAGGTAAAGAAGTCTGATATCTCCTTTGTTATACCTTCATCTGAGGCTTCCACATGCATATGCACATGGTCTTTCTGTTTGACAAATATCATAATAGGCCAGATTGTGTCTTGTTCCATTCAACAGCATTTTTGATGTCCCAAGTTCTCGAATTTAAACTACGCAATACCCTGTCCAAAAAATCTACCGTTGTTTCTAAGTACCAAATTTTATCTTGTTGTTTTATAATATCTCCATCCCCATCTAATACGGCACGCATATCAGATTTAAGTACGGAATTTTTATACCAAGGTTCCCAACCTAATTGGTCAAGTTCCTCTTTAGATAATTCTCCACGAAAGTATTCTGACTTAACTCTTTCAAGTCTTGCCAAGTCCGACTGCGCTTTTCTTAATTGTAATTTAAAGTTAGCGAGATGGGTTACATATTTTGCGTGAAGATTTGGTGTACCGATTGATTCTGAACCAAGGTCTAGTTCATCGATTTTACAATCTTCAGCCCACATATCTTGAAGTTCATTCAATGTAGCCATAATATATCCTTCAATGTTAAGTTACAGATTTAATATTAAATATCCTATATTTAAAAGATGCGAGTCCAACAAAGTATGGTGTATCACCACCAGATATGTCAAAGTCCAATCCACTCAATGCGATTGGAAATGCATCTTTGAATAGTATTTCTTGATTTGGATTATTGTTAGAGTCGAGTACAAATAAACTCGCGTCACTAACTTGTCCAAGTGATTCTTCTTTTTGTTTCTTTTGACCCCCAGTTCTCCATGCCTGTGATTTGACATATTCTCTGAACTGAGAATGTTTTTCTGGAAATCCAAGACCAACTAACCAATTGTATAATTCAATATAATTAGTCATATCTTCTTGGATTAAGAATCTTATGTTTAGGTCTCCAAAGGCAATCTTATCGCCGGGAAATGGTATATCCTGTAGTGGTGTAGTTTGTACAGGGAACCCCAGAGTCATGTCTGGAATGTTTGCCCCTTGACAAAAGAATGCCACATTTGGGAGATTATGAACTTGAAACTTAAACCCATTCGGTCTAAGGTAATCAAGCTCAGTACCAGACTGTGCGGAGAAGTTACCTTCAGTAACAGATGGATTTGGTGTATATGCCATAGTTCTAAACCTAAAGTTATTATTATACTGCTATTTATAACAAATGTCAAGCGAAAAAAAAGGGAGTCCGAAGACTCCCTTGAAAACTGTTGTTTTTACTGGTTGGTTAACCCAACTCTTATTATTACATAAGGTTGGTAACCTTAACAGACCTGTAGTACTGGTTTCTATCAGCAGTAAATGTGTCTGCGTCAGTTGTACCATCAGATTGTGTAACATATGGGTTAGCAATCATACCATATCTAGTTTTGAAACCGATTTTCGGTTGGAAAGTAGATGGGTCAATCGCACGAACCATTTGTAAAGGCACATACGGACAGTAGAACAGACCAGCGTCATAAGGTGATGTTCCTTTGTAACCTACACAGTAGAACTGACTAGCAGCACCTGTGTTAGCAGAATAAGGGTCAACATACACTCTGTAGCGTCCGTTAAGAACACCAGCGAAAGTGTTACCTGTGTCATCGACATTAAGATTAGTGTCAAGAGCAGGAGCGTAATCTAACACACCAGCCATTGAAAGTGCAGAGGCAACATCTGAAGAACAGATGATGAAGTTACCTTTTCCTCTACGAGTATCTTGAGCGATTACATTAGCATCTCGTTCAATATTGAACAATAGACCCTTGAACCTTTCTACAGACCACCTTCCGTTTGAATCAACATCTAGGTCGAAAGTTCCAGCGGATGCAGTCGAAGCAGCACCTGTCTTAGCAACTTTGTAGATAGTTCTAATAACTTCTCTGTTAATCTCAGCGAGAATTTCTTGAGAAAGAATGTTTGACAATTCTGACTCAGCGTCAAGACCGTGAACTGCTTTAAGGTCTTGAGCAAGTTCCACAGTATATTCTGCTTTAAGTGCTCTTGACTTAGCGGTTACAGTTGTCTTCTCGATTGAGAACGCCATTTGGTTCAAAGTAACTGTGTCACCGAACAATTCTGCATTGTCTCTAGTTACACCAGTACCAGTTGTGTATGAACCGTCAACTGGATTAGACCCAGCGTGCGTACCTGTACCAGCAAAGTCAGTATCCGCTTCGTTGAACAGAGCTTCTGTTCCTGTCTGCGAAGTATAATGTGACTTCATGGCAAAGATAAGACCTGTTGGGCCAGTCATAGGTTGAACACCACAGACATCATACGCCATCAAATTAGGAAGAGCTCGTCTTACTAATGAGATTAGTATAGGGTCATAAGTGTCAACAGCAGATGACATATTGTTAGCGTGAACTGCTTCAGAGATTATTGATTTCTCTTCTTGCAGAGCCTTCTCTTGGTTCTCAAGAATAATAGCTGTTACCGCTTTACGATAACTATCCTTAATTTCGCCAAGGTCGGGATGTTCCAATACTGGACTCCACTTTTTTTGGATTTCTTCTGAAAGATACATTGTAGTCTCCTATTTTCTTTCTGGTTATTACCTATTGGTATTATTTATAATAAACTTATTTTTTAAGTTGTCTGGAAATCGCTTGAGCGTACTTATTAATAGTTCCGCCTTCTTCAAGGAATGCTTCATCAACTGTGTCAGTCATCTTATCAGACTCTTCAGTTAAAGTTTGTTCCTGTTTAGGAAAATAATTTTCCTTCACGACTGATACTTTTTCCGCGAACATTTCAGTACTACCGAAATCAACATCTTCTAAGAGTTGAGTTAACTTCTCTTGTTCAGTTAGTGTTAAATCTTCAGCAGCTTCACCGATGACTTTAGAACGAAGCAGTGCTTCCCTCTCACCTGTGATACTGATTTGTGCTTCCACAGACTCGTTGAGTTTCTTTTTAAGTGACTCAATTTCGTCTTGCATTTCGCCAAGTACATCGTACTTGTCTTGTGGAACTTCGATGTAATGTTCAGCGAAAACTTGTTTCAGAGACTTAATAAAGTCTTCTGTAATTTCAGTCCTAAGACCACGCTCTATAGCAAGCTCGTTTTCCTTCATCCAGTTTTCAGCAACATAGTTAAGATACTGGTCGATTTTACCAACCATCTCTTCCTTGAAAGTTTCTCTTTCAATATTAGACTGTTCCTCTAGTTCTTTCTGAATGTTTTCCATTTCATTGGCGAGTCTTGCGGTGACTACTGTTTCAAATAGTTCAGCAGCCTTTACTTTAAACTCTTCTGAGAGGTGTTCCTCATCAGCGAAAAGGTTTTTGATGTCATTTTCAAACAAAGTTTCTTCTTGTTCTTCTGTTTCAGCTGACACTTCTGCGTCCTCCTCTTCTGATTCGGTTTCTTCTACTTCAGACTCAGCGACAACTTCTTCTTCTTTGTTGTCTTCTTCATCTTCAGCGATTACTTCATCCTCTACTTCCTCTTCTTCCTTCTGGGTGCGTACACCTTCAGAAGATTTCTGAGCAACTACATTTTTAGGGTCTTCCCCATCATTGTAGTTTGGTGCATCACCAGCGCCTTGATTGGCAGGTCTAGGTGCATCACCTAATTTAGATGCAGAAGCGGGCCCGATAGCAGCAGTTAAGCCACCTTCTGGGTTACCAGTTCCACTTAGATCTTGTATTTCTGGATTAGGATTTGAATCCCCTTGAGTTGGATTACTTTTATCTCCACCTGTTGCATTAGGTTTAAGATTTTCAGCAGCTCCAGCTTCATCCAGTTCTTGAGTCTCCTCGTTAAGAGCGGATTCAACTTCCTTTCCCTTAGCGAGCATTTCTCTTATTTTGCTTTCTACGCCCATGTTAATTTCTCCTTTGAGATTTGCGTTATACTGTATTTATTTATAAATCTTTAGATTTTTGATAACTTATTCATGAATGAACTGAACACTGCCATCTTCTCTTCCTCCAGTTCACGCGAACTAGCCCTTTTTATTCTTCTAACAGCAGCGTCTATTTCTTGTTCCATCCATGCACCTTCAACCATTACCCACTCTTTATGTTCCATAATACCTCTTACAAAGGCGTCTGGAGCGGATGGGTCTGCTACTATATCAGCAGCAGTTGATAGTACAAAGTCATCTTGTACCTCGTTGATGCCATTCTTTTCTTTTAAAGTTCCAAGTCCTCTGGAACTTACACCAAGGGAGGCACCTTCGTCAATAAGGTTCTTTACGATATTTCCCATAGGTGTATCAAGAATCTTTGCTTTTCCAATATAATTGGAACCGTCTTCTCTCAAAGAAGTTATCATATGTGATACGCGGTCTAAATTAATTGTAGGGCCATCTGGATGTCCTAATTCACCCATTGCCCTTTTCTTATCGATACTTTCTTTTACATAACGGTTTACTTCCCTTTGCATAATTTCGCGTGGGTATACTCTACCGTTCCTGTTTTTAAGGTC